TATATGATTGGATGGATTCTATTGTACCAGTATCAAACCCATCTTTGTTTGGTTCGTATACAGAGACGGCAACTAACAATACAAATGTTATGGCATCTATTGATAACGATCTCAATCAATACTCAGATATAACTCTAGTTACTAATACAAACAAGAATATACCTAATAGATACTTTAGGTTTCATGACTGTTTTCCTATATCATTAAGTGGTATAGAACTTGAGTCTGGTGCTGAATCAGAACCAGTTATAGCAACTGTGTCTCTAAGATTCACATACTATGAGATAAAAAACACTTCATAAATAACAATAAATATGCTATACTATAAGCATTAAATTGGAATTTTATATATTATGACACTAAATGAAATCAAAGAACAATGGCATAAAGACGTAAAGATCGATGATATCGAACTAGATAAATCGTCTCTTGATGTACCAAAACTTCACGCAAAATACTCAGAGATGTTGACTGATCACATCATCAAGTTAAAAGACTTACAATTCAAATTACAATTACTTAGAAAAGATAAGTGGTTATGGTTTAATGGTAAACTAGACGATGATAGAATAAAAGAATTAGGTTGGAATCCTGATCCGTTTGATGGATTGAAAGTCATGAAGAATGACATGGGTGTATTCTTTGATGCAGATCCAGATCTTCAGAAGATAAGAGCACAAATAGAATACTTAACAGAAGTAGTAGACTTTATAAAAAGATGTATGGATAACATCACATGGCGACATCAAACAATTAAGAACACAATAGAGTGGCGTAAATTTATGGCAGGGCAATAATATGAACTATTCAACACCAATAGCAGTAATACCAAACTTTCTAACACCAGAAGAGTGTGATTCTATACTAGCAGTAGCAGAAAGACTAGAATGGGATCCTGGAATGATTGGAGGTCATCCAAAGAATGGTTATGATGCAGATGGCAAACCAACAGAGATGGGTGGAAAAAGAGACTCGCAAATAAGACAATCAGATGTTAAATGGATCCAACATGGGGCAATGGGAGAAGCACTTGATAATAAAATTTGTGAAGGTATCAACTCATGTAATAATATATCTGGGTGGAACTTTGCATGGTCTGAAGTAGAACCACATCAATTTACTGTATATCATCATAGAGAAGATTACGATAAAGAATGGTCTGATGCAGTCAAAGATGGATCAGCAGTTCCTGGAGATCATTACACATGGCATCAAGACTCTGGACCTTTCGATCAAGGTCAGCAACCAGGATTCATTAGAAAATTATCATCGACTATTCAGTTATCTGCTCCAGATGATTACGAGGGTGGTCAATTTCAATACATCGATCCTAATGGTATATTTGATTCCCTTAAAGACAACTCAAGAAAATATGACATAGATCAACACATTAAGACAGTTGGTCATTCAGCAAAAGCAAGGGGATCATTAATAGTATTTCCTTCATACATGTATCATCAAGTAAAACCCGTGACCAAAGGAACTAGAATATCACTAGTAAGTTGGTTTCACGGACCAAGACATGTCTAAAGTTACAGTTGAGAAGATCAATGAGGTCTTCATGAAAGTTAATTGCGATGATGGACTCGCAAGAGACCTTTACGATTTCTTTTCTTTTACTGTACCAAATGCTAAATTCATGCCGTCATACAAAAAGAAATTTTGGGATGGCAAAGTCAGATTATTCTCTATCAAAACAAATCAAATATACGTTGGTCTATTGCCATATGTAGATGAATTTTGTCGTGAAAGAGGATATGATTTTGAAGGCATAACAGATGTTATCGGTGAGAAAACTGATATTAGGTTTGATCTTAAAAAGTATTTCATGAAAGAATACAAACTACCATTTGAACCCAGAGACTATCAAATGGAAGCAGTTGAAACAACACTCAAGTATGGTCGTCAACTCTTATTGTCTCCTACAGCAAGTGGTAAGTCTCTAATAATATATCTTCTAGCAAGATGGTATAACAAGAAAACAGTTATTATAGTTCCTACAACTTCACTAGTAGAACAAATGACAAAAGATTTTAAAGAGTATGGATATGATAAAGACATTTGTAAAATTTATAGCGGTCAACCTGTGTTTGATGCAGAGATCACGGTTACAACTTGGCAAAGTTTTAGTAAGGCACCTAAAGAAGTTCTAGAATCATTTGATGTAGTTGTTGGAGATGAAGCACATTTATTTAAAGCACAGACATTAAAAGGTATTCTTGAAAAGATGAAGTCTACTGCAATTCGAATAGGTACTACAGGTACACTAGACGGATCAGAAGTACATAGACTGCAACTTGAAGGACTCTTTGGTCCATGTAAGAAAGTTATAACATCTTCAGAACTTATGGAAGAAGGTACAATTGCAAACATTGAGATTGATTGTATTGTATTAAAACATAAGAAGTGTCATACAATGTCATACCAAGAAGAAATGGAGTATCTAGTTTCTTCAGAAGAACGTAATCAATTCATAACAAATTTAGTCGCATCATTAAAAGGTAATACATTAGTATTATTTCAGTACGTAGAGAAGCATGGTGAAGTATTATATCCTATGTTAGATGGCAGAGTAGATGATCTGCATTACGTATATGGTGGTACAGATACAGCAGACAGAGAAACAGTTAGAGAACTTGTAGAGCAAAGTGAGTCAAGTGTTATACTTGCATCATATGGAACGTTCTCTACAGGTGTTAATATTAAAAGAATCGACAACATAGTATTTGCAAGTCCTTCGAAATCTAGAATACGTAATCTACAATCAATTGGTAGAGGGTTACGTAAGACAGATGGAAAAGATTCTATGAGACTGTTCGATATATCAGATGATCTTCAATGTGATAATTATACATTAGAGCACTTAAAAGAAAGAATAAATATCTATAATGAAGAAAACTTTCCTTATGAACTAAAACAATTTGACTTGCATGGCAACACCTAAAGACTTAACATCACCCCAACAATACGAAGTATTGAAGACCAGATCTGGTGCAGAGATTGTTGGCATGACTAGAGATATAGAAACAGGTATTGAAATTACTTTACCAATGATATGTCATTTGACTATGATACCAGGTACAGGAAAGACTCAGTGTGTTTTTTATCCATATGCACCATTAAGTGCAGAAGAAAAATTAACAATCCCTTATGATCATGTGGTACATAGAAATACAATGAATGATCAGTTTATACCACATTATGATAATGCAAGTTCAACGTGGTTTGAAATGATAATGGATAATAGCATACCATTAAATAAACCCTCAGAGATACATAAAGATTTAGATAAAAGAATCAGAGATGCAATGTCTAAGATTCTAAACAACCAAGACCCCGATATATTTGACTTAGAAGAATTCGATGCTAGAGATACAGGTATAACACTTGACGATACTATCGAAGACTTTTTAGAGATGCAACCACCCAAGAATAAAAAAAAGTTACACTAATTTTTCAAAACATAATACCGAGCATTTAATTTCAATATAAATAACTGCGTATAACATGTAGTTATATAATGATATCACTGGAGATTATAATTAAAATGGCAGAATTTGTCGCAAGAATGAAACGCAAAGCACCAAAACTAACTGTAGATCAAATGGAAGATGGTATGGAACTCTCTATACTAATCATGATTTTTATCACATGTGTTTTAGCAATTGCGCCTATAGTATGAGTATAAGAAGTAAAAACATATTTGCAATGGTCGTGTTGATGGGATTTATCGCAAATGCATTCGCCGATGACTGGAGAATGAGAGCATTAGAAAATTGCAAGAGACCTATAGATTACACTAAAACTAAGGCACCTAAGTGTAATGGATAAAATGGGCAACGATTCGTGGAAGAGACCACAAATGGAAAGGGTCGAAAGATACCCTGAGCAGTTGTCTTTACATTTACATAACACTGTAGATTGTACACCAGAAGAACAGCAAAAATGGTTCGAAGAAGATTTCTTCATGAAAGGGGACTTTGATCCGCTCGTACTTTTTGTAGTAATACCTACTATCATACAGTTAACTGTGTTCTTTGGCATGTTGGGTGTGTTCGTAATCAACGGCCAATTTCTAGACTAAATACATATATTATATTATGAGAATTATTTTGAAACTTTTATTTGGTTTAGGGAAACAAGAAGTTTTTGAACCCACTCTATATAATATAATGTTTACAGCATTGATGTTATTAGCAGTGTTCCTAGGAGGGATAACCTTATTAATGTATCTCTTTATATAAGTATCTACCCCGGCGTACATACTAATCATATCATGAATCCACCGCCCGTCAATAGGGATTCCGAAAAAAATTAAAAATAATAAATATCTAAAACCCTCTTACAATTAACGAAGGAAACTAGTATAATAACTACATCATGGCAAAAAACGCAAAACAAAACGAACACTATGTCAACAACAAAGAGTTCACCAACGCAGTTGCCGAGCATAACGAAGCAGTTAAACTCGCCAAATCAAAAGACAAAACACCACCAAAAATGTCGAACTACATAGGAGAATGCATCTATAAGATTGCAACTCGACTATCTACTAGACCTAATTTCATTAACTATACTTACAGAGATGAAATGATTTGTGATGCAATAGAAAATTGCATACAATATATTGGTAATTTCAATCGAGAAAAATCAAACAATGCATTCGCATACATTACACAAATATGTTACTATGCATTTCTAAGAAGAATACAAAAAGAAAAGAAACAAGTTTTTATCAAACAACAAGTCATATCAGATATAACAGCAGATACATTTGATACTATAGATGGCGATACTACAGGTATGGTCAACTCAAATGTAGAATGGTTACAAGACAATATGAACAGAGTTGAATACGAACCAAGAAAATCTAAAAAAGCAAAAGCAAAGAAAGAAAAAGGTTTAGATAAATTTAGTAAATGAGAATAGCAATATTAAATGACACCCATGCTGGTGTTCGTGGTGATATGCAGGCAATGTCTGACTATCAAGGTAGGTTTTATAAGGAAGTATTCTTCCCATATCTAGATGAGCATAAGATAGATCATATCATACATCTAGGTGATTACTTTGATCGTAGAAAGTATGTAAACTTTGCTACACTTAAAGCAAACAGAGAACATTTTATTAAACCATTATTAGAACGTGGTATTACTATGGATCTTATTCTTGGTAATCATGATACTTATTATAAGTCAACTAATGATGTAAACTCACCAGACTTGTTATTATTTGCAGACGATAATATCAATGTAATAGAGCACCCAGAAGTAAAAGAATATGATGGGTTTAATATTGCTCTTGTACCATGGATCAATAATGAAAACTATGCAGATAGTGTAGACTTTTTATTAAGTGCAAATGCAAGTATTTGTATGGGTCACTTTGAGATCGAAGGTGCTTTACTATTCCCTGGTGCAGTATGTTCTCATGGGTTAGATATCAGTTATCTAAAACGATTCGATAAAGTATACAGTGGTCATTTTCATACTAAATCAGAAGTCAAGAACTGTCGTTACTTGGGTTCACAGATGCAATTTACTTGGTCAGATTATGGTGATCAAAAGTATTTTCATATCTTTGATACAGAAGATCAATCAGTATTACCAGTACCCAATCCACTTACAATGTTCGAAAAAGTATTCTATGATGATACAAAAGAATCATTTGAAAAAATATTGAATAGAGACTATTCACAATATGAAAATAAATTTGTTAAAGTAATAGTAGTAAACAAAGATAATCCATATTGGTTTGATCAGATGATGGATAAACTTCATAAAGCAAATCCTTTACATGTTACAGCAGTAGATGATCATAAACATATGGACTTACTATCTGACGATGAGATAGAAGGCGTAGAAGACACTTTAACTATATTAACAAAGTATGTTGATAGTTTAGAAATACAAGGTGAGAAAAACCAACTTACATCTTTAATAACTTCGTTGTACAATGAAGCATTAGATGAACATAATTATATATGATACACTTTAAGAAAGTTAAATGGAAGAATCTTCTTTCATCTGGTAATAAATTTACAACAATAGAATTAGATCGATCAGCAACAACACTCATTATAGGTGAGAATGGTGCTGGTAAATCAACTCTATTAGATGCATTATGTTATGCATTATATGGTAAGGGTTTCCGTAATCTTAAGAAAGAACTTCTTGTAAACTCAATCAATGGAAAAGAAATGTTAGTAGAAGTAGATTTCATGATTGGTAAAAAAGAATACAAAGTAATTCGTGGAACTCGACCAAATAAATTTGAATT